AGATTCGCATTGCCGGTGGAGACGTCGGAAGGATCTATCGCGTGGTCTGCAACATCACAACCAGCGGGACTAGGGACCTTCAGTGGGTCAAGCGCGTGAGAGTGAGAGAAGGTTGATGGCGGCTTGGATTCCTAAAGTAGAGCTTATTAGACAGGTCGCCAATGGCGCACGGCACTAAGACAGGTGGGCGCCAAAAAGGCACGCCGAACAAAGTTACCCAGGATGTGCGAAAGGCAGTTGCGGGCTTTGTCGAGGGTAATGTTGGCAAGCTGCAAAGCTGGCTGAACAGAGTTGCCAAAGACGATCCGGCGAAAGCGGCCGATCTTTTTGTTCGTGTTCTTGAGTTCCATTTGCCCAAGCTCGCGAGAACCGAGATTGAGGGCGAGATTGGAATCAATCACGACGTGACCGACAAGCCAATGACGCCGGATGAGTGGGAAAAGCAGTATGCGGATAGCTTGGGCGCCCCAAGCTGGTCCGCAGAAAGCCTTAATTGATTGCCCGCTGCCCGAGGTCTTCTACGGTGGAGCTCGTGGCGGCGGCAAGACCGATGGAGTGCTTGGCAAGTACGCGCTGAAGGCTAAGCGCTACGGGCGGTACTTCAACGGCATTTTCTTTCGTCGCGAGCTGCCGATGCTCGACGACGCGATCGAGCGTAGTGCCGAGATTTACGGGCCGCTCCGCGCGAAGTGGCAGGACCACAAGAAGACGTGGCGCTTTCCGTGGGGCGGGCGACTCCGGTTTCGGCCGCTAGAGCGAGCCGAGGACGCTGACAAGTACCAGGGTCAGAACGTCAGCGATGCCTGCGTTGAGGAAGCGGGGCAGCATCCGGACTCGCGGCCGATCGACAGGCTAAACGGTGTCCTGCGAAGCGCGCACGGCGTGCCGACGCAACTGCTGCTGACCGGGAATCCGGGTGGAGCTGGACAGAGCTGGATCAAGGGCCGATACATCGACCCGGCGCCGCTGGGGATGCGCGTGTTGACTCGCACGCTGCCGAACGGGAAGCAGCACCGCTACGTGTTCATCCCGAGCAAGGTGGAGAACAACCGCATTCTGCTGTCGCAGGACCCGGAGTACATCAATCGCCTGTACTTGGTCGGCTCCGATGAGTTGGTCAAAGCGTGGCTGGCCGGTGATTGGGATGCGATCGAAGGCGCGTTCTTCCCGGAGTTCTCGACGGCTCGTCATGTGCGAGCGCCGCAGCCTTTGCCTGCGAGCTGGGCGAGGTTTCGCGCGATGGACTGGGGATCGGCCAAGCCGTTCTCGGTCGGCTGGTATGCGATCTCAGACGGGGAGCTGAAGCAGTTCCCGCGTGGCGCGCTGATCAAGTATCGCGAGTGGTACGGGATGAAGCCGGGGCAGATGAACGTTGGGTTGAAGCTCACGGCCGAGGAAGTCGGGCGCGGCATTCGAGATCGAGAGAAGGACGAGAAGGTGCAGAACGGCGTGCTTGATCCGTCTGCCTTCGCAGAGGACGGTGGGCCGAGCATTGCGTCGCGTCTTGGGGTTCAGTTTCGGCGCGCGGACAACAAGCGTGTAGCGCAATCGGGCGCGTTGGGTGGTTGGGACATGGTGCGAGCAAGGCTCAAGGGGGAGGACGGTCGACCGATGATCTACTTCTTCTCCACTTGCCGCGCCACGATTCGCACGCTTCCTGCTCTCCAGCATGACTCGTCACGCGCAGAGGACGTTGACTCGGAGTCGGAAGATCACGCGCCTGACGAAACGCGCTATGCGTGCATGTCGCGTCCGTGGATGCCGGCCAAGCCGCCCGAAGCTCGTGGTCCTGAGGACCGTTACAAGGCCGCTCAACCCGAGGTTCGCGCGTGGCGTACAGCGTAAAGAAGCGCAATAGCAAGGAGCCCGAGAAGGCCGCGCCGACTAAGATTGAGAAGGAACTGGCGTTCGTCAAGGCGCAGTTCGACGACGCCGAGGATTCGAGCGAGGACTACCGCAAGGAGGCGGAAGTCTACCGCGCGTACTACGACGGCTATCAGTGGACCGAGGCCGAGAAGCAGGCCATCGAAGCCCGCGGGCAGCCGGTCATCACCGACAACAAGATCAAGGACAAGATCGAGACGTACTTAGGCATTGAGCGGAAGGGTCGGGCCGATCCGAAAGCGTTCCCTCGCAACTCCCCGTCCGATGAGGAAGGCGCGGACGCTGCGACCGATGCGCTGCGGTTCGTTCAGGACGAGAACCTGATGCAGTACGCTGTTTCCGATGCGGCGGAGAACCTGTTCGTCGAAGGTCTGTGCGGGATGGAGGTTTGCGTCGACAAGAAGGTCGGCAAGAAGTCACGCAGACCCAAGATCAAGACGCCGCATGTTCGCTGGGATCGGCTCTACTGGGACCCGCACTCGTTCAAGTGCGATTTCTCCGACGCGAAGTTCAAGGGAACCATCGCGTGGATGGACTTGGACGACGCCATTGCGAAGTGGCCCGATAAGAAAGCCGTCATCGAGGCCTCGTTCGAGATCGTCAGTTCGTCATCCGCCGAGACGCACGAGGACAAGCCGCGGTGGGTTGCGAACACGCAAGGGCGTAAGCGCATTCAGGTGCTGGAGCATCGCTACATTCGCAAGGGCCAATGGAGCCGCTGCGTAGTGGTCGCTGCCGGGTTCTTGGACGATCCCGCCGTGTCCGTCTACCTCGACGAGGAAGGCGAGCCGGTCAGCGACCTGGAGCTACAGGCGATGTACCGCGAGGGCGAGGACGGAACGCCTTACGGGGCGGTTCGTCGGTATCGGGATTTGCAGGACGACTGGAATAAGCGGCGCTCGAAGTCCACGCACTTGCTCAACACCAATCAGGTGCTAGCTGAAGAAGGGATGCTCGACGACGAGCAGAAGGCGGAGATCCGCAAGGAAGCCGCGCGCCCCGATGGCGTGATCTCGAGCCCGACCGGAGCCAAGCTCGCGATTCAGAAGAACCTCGATCTCGCTCAGGGGCACGTCCAGCTGATGATGCTGACCGGCGCCGCATTGGACGCGACCGGGCCGAATGCAGCGCTCGCAGGGCAGACCGGCGATCTATCGGGACGTGCGAAGCAGGTCGACCAGCAAGGTGGGTTGCTCGCGATCGACAAGCCGTTTGACTCGATCAAGCACTTGAAGCTGCGCGTCTATCGGCAGATCTGGCTGCGGGTCAAGCAATACTGGACGATGGAGACGTGGATTCGGGTCAGGGACGAGGAGCACTTGAAGTTCGTGGCGCTGAATCGCTCCACGACCAAGGGCGAGCTGGCAGCGAAAGCGCTGAACGGCCGCAAGGACCTCGCCGACGAGGCGAAGGCGCAAATCCTGACTCAGCTCGCGAGCGATCCGAAGTCCCGCGAGCCGGCGAAGGAGAACGACGTCGCAGAACTTGACATCGACATCATTCTCGACGAATCCCCGGACGTGGCGACGCTTCAGCAGGAGCAGTTCGGGTTGCTGGTGGAGATCGCGAAGGCGCGGCCGGAGGTTCCGTTCAAGACGCTCGTCGAGCTTTCGAGCCTGACGGCCGCGAACAAGCGGAAGGTGCTCGACCAAGACGCCGAGCCCGATCCGATGCAGCAGCAGATGGCCATGCTCAACGCGAAGATGGCCGAACTCGAAGTGCAGGGCAAGGAACTGGCGAACCTCCTGGCCGAGGCCAAGGTGCAGCGCGAAGTCGCTGCAACCTCGAAGGACGAAGCAGCGGCCAAGGAAACGGCCATCGACACGATCGTCAAGACCGCGGCCTACATCAGCGGTCCTGATGCTCAGGCGCCTGCCAAGAAGCAGGTGAGCGTTAACTAGTCAGGTTTTCGGAAGAAGTTGCGAGCGATGGCTTGCATGCGCTCGATTTCTTCCTGGGTCCATTGCTCTCCGCCTCCTAGAGCGAGAGCAAGTACCTCAGGGTCGATGTAGTCGGCGACTTCCCGAATCGTCGGGCCGTTCGCCGCAAGCCACTCTGAGCCGGTTTTCATTTCGCGATTCTACACCCGCCGCCGGGGTTAACGGGCGTTCGAAGCTGCCGCCGAGCTTTCAAATCGGGCGATTCGGTCCATTCCCACGCTAGAGGAAACGATGCAATGAGCACTGAAGCCAGTGAGGCAGTAGAGCGCACTCCCATTTCGCAGATTTTCGCGAAGGGTGCCGTTAGCGAGACAGCGAGCCAGTCCACGGACAAGGGCTCGACGGACGATAAAAGCGCGAAAGCGCCCGCTGCGACGTCGGCAGCGCAGACGACTGAGGCCAAGGACACGGAGGCGGCGAAAGCTGCCAAGCCCGAGAAGCCCGTCGAGAAGACGGAGCCCGAGGCCAAGGATCGTACTCGCGACGAGAAGGGCAGGTTCAAGACCGAAGCGGACGAGCAAATCGCTGGAGCGCAGTCGGCACTGATTGCCGAACGGCGCAAGCGACAGGAGCTCGAGCGGCAGTTACAGCAGCAGCAGACCAAGGCGCCCAAGAAGGACTTCTTCGAGGACCCCGAGGGCGCGCTGAACGAGCGCGACGCCAAGATTCGTGCCGAGCACGCCGAGAAGTTGTTCGCGATGAGCGAAGACCTCGTGCGGGATCAGCACGAAGACTACGACGCGACCGTGACTGCATTCATGGCAGACGCCGAGGCCGATCCCGCGATCGCGACTCGCACGTTCTCCGAGATGCAGAAGGCTCGTAACCCGGCTGCGTATCTGTACAAGGCCGCAAAGCTGCACGGCGAGATGAAGGCGGTCGGTGGGGATCTTGGGAAGTACCGAGAGACCATCGAGACGCCGCTCAAAACCGAGCTCGCCGCTCGCGACGCCAAGATCAAGGACCTCGAAGCCCAACTCTCTCAACTCGGCAAGGTGCCGTCATCGCTCAGCACCGAGCAGTCGTCGACGCGCGCGAGCATCGAGGCCGACAAAGCCTCAACGCCGACGCCCATCGGCCAAGTTTTTCAACCACGCAAGCGGCGAGCCTGAAATAGCGCTCGTTCGCAGGAGCTATTGCAATGGCAGAGACAACCATGAATTCCAACAACGAGGTCAAGAAGTGGGAAAACGACTTCTTCATCGAGTACCAGCGCGACGGGCGGTTCGCGCCCTACATGGGCGAGGACGAGTTCAAGATGATCCAGGTGAAGGACACCTCGGGTCAGGTGAACCGCGATTACTCGATCACGCTCATCAACAAGCTGGTGGGCGCGGGTCGGCGCGGCAAGCAAGTCCTCGTCGGTCACGAGGAGGCGATGGATCAGCGCACCTACGTGCTTCGTCCGGACGTGATTCGTCACGCGGTGCTGCACGACAAGGTGGACGAGCTGTTCAGCGCCATCAGCCTGACGAAGGCCAAGCGCGCGGTGCTGAAGAACTGGTTCGTCGAGGACATGCGCGATGCGGTCATTGACGCGCTCGGTTCGATCCCGGACGCG